TGAACAGAATTTACCAGTGTTGACCTAGTTCTCTCATCCGCGCCTTCTAAGTTGTTCTTTTGGGTATCTGCTATATCATTTGCACGCTGAATATTGTCTGTATAACCCTCAAGAAGATCGCCTGATTTATCAACTTCAATGCTAGATCCAGTTAAATTATTTCTAGCCAAGTTAAACATTAAATTTCTTTTTGCGTCTCCATAAGACTCATCAAGCGCTCCTTTATTTAAGTCATAGACATTTTGCCTATGGTCAGCATATTGTTGTTTTCTCCCATCTGTGCCGAACAAAGCATTAACAGCATCAGTACCCTGTCGAATCCTTTCTTCTTTTTCTTCTTGAAGTCTTTTCTGCTCAGACGCACCACCATCACCACCACCAAAACCCAATTGTATTGGTGTTATCAAATTCATAAATAATTTATGTAAGCTAATCATAATTCCATTCCCATTGTTATATGTAAAAAATCCCACCCTTTCAATTGTTTTTCCCAGCCTTTCCTGCCGATAAATTCAATTCGTTTTAAGCCTGCTTCTTTTGCCACTTGTGCAATTTTGGCTAGTGCTTCTTTTTGATAATCACCCCACTTGGACTCACCTACGTTGGCTAAAGTGAAAATCCTTAGAATATCGTAGTGGTTGTAATTAACAATTCTTGTACTGGCTAGTGCCACCCTAATGTCTTGATCGACAATAACTTCCCAAATATGAAAGTGTTTTGAATCGCTCAATACACGTTTTAGTATATCGTTTGCTGTCCACTCACCTTGCGAATGAACCAATGCTTTATCTAAATGCTGGCGTATATCTTCCCAATTGTCGATACACTCATCTTGACTTAGCATTCGTATCTCAGTCATTTATAAAATACCCATTGAATCAAAAGTAATATTCACAAGGTTTAATTCCCAAAACTGGTCATTATTATTAATAAACTTAGGCTGAACGTGTGTTGCTACGATTGGCAACGCAACCATACCCCTATCTCTAAAGTCTCCTGACACTGCAATAGAATGCGTTGTTGTTTGACTCTCGATACCAACATCAAACTGAGCAGTACAATCGCCTACTTGTGATATATCAAAGGCATGTATTTGCTTTAAGGCTGTATTGGCTTTAAAGTCTAGCTCTGAAAACTCAACCAATGTTTCGTAGTTAGTGCCATTATCCGAATAAACGCTAGAGCTTGTTTGATAAACAGATGTGCCACTCTTAAATGCCACCTCATTATTGTGCATCATCATGTCATCAATGGTAAAGGCATATTCGTAATACGACCAAGCTGATAATTTAGCTGTCTTCGAGAATGAGTAAATCCACACTTTGTTGCCAATTGAACACCAAAATTGACCATCCTTATGATTGTATAAACTAATAGCACCTGCCTTATTTAATGGCACAATCAGCTTATCAATTGGAGATCCCACATCCATATCAGCCAGTGACTCAACATTATTCTGTACTGCGATAGATCTAAAACCTGATTCACTCAAGAAATACAAGTCACCAGTTACATTTGCCAAAGACCTGTGTTCATTAGAGCCTTCAAAGATGGTTGACCTATGACTGGTTTGTGCTGGATCGGGATCAACCGCCCACTCTAACGACCTGTTATTGTGCATTACAATCAATGCGTTACGATATTGACTTAACGCTGTTACATCTGTTGACGTGTCTGTAAAGTTGCCTGTTGCAATAAAACCTGCGTTATCAACAGTATTCCAATTTCTTGGATTGTTAACCTCACTAAAACGAACAATATCACCATCTTTAGCGTAAATCTTAGAGCCTGCTACTGTAAATATTGGTGAATGAGGACAATTAGACTCAAAGGTATCAGCATTGCCATCTAGGTAGTGATACTTACTTACACCACTCCAATCAGCACACACGAAGATAAAGCCATTGAACAAGACTGCCGAATGAATATCAGTTAATACTTCTGCGCCATTAGTGATTTGATTAAAAGTTACGCCATCAGGAACAGTGACAGTTGCTGGGTCTTGAGAGCCAAATATCTGCACAGAACCATTCGCACTATACATGCCAAACGTATCGATCGGCACTTCGCCTAAAGAGATCGTGCCTTTACGCTTAGTGATTGTCTTACCTGTGTTGATATAGGCATTCTTTAAATCAACCAAACGATTGGCACTAGATACTGACGCTGGCTTTCTAACGTCTATACCTACTGACCATTTATCTACTGTTAATGTCTTCATTTTCTGTAATATCTCTTTTGTCCTAATGAAGCATCGCGCTTCTTGTCTAACTGAGCTTTAAACTGCTGTTGCTCTGTACTTGAGTCCATCTTGTAATGGTTCTTCAAGTCGATTAAAGCTAGGGTAAATACAATCTCGTCATCGAGTGATAGTTGTTCACCATCTTGAGTTAATGGCGCAGGCTTTTGAAAATACTCAAACCTAATTACATACGCCTTATCAGGAATAGGGTTAACCATTAGCTGACCATCAAGCACGTCATACTTGTTTGGAATAGATCGAACCGTATTGTTCTCATCAATGATGTTAATTCCGTTTTTTAATAACTTGAACTTGCCATCAGCACCTGTAATAACAACATCAATAATCTGACGATAGTCGCAATCATCAGGGAAGTCATACATGACAGAACCAGCTACAACATCCTTATTAGATACTTTACGATTAAGCAAGAAGTCATATTGAAAAAACAGTTGGCTCTGTGCATGCTCAATGATTCCATTAATTAAAACCTTGTTGTTATCGTGTCCTTGAGTATCAGAAAAGCCTAATCTAACTAATAACTCTTTACGAACTTCTTGTAATGTCTTCACTACTCCCCCTTAGTCTATTGGTTGCCTAAAAGCTTTTGTAAAGCCATGTAGTTTTCCATGTCTGTTCTTGGTTGTTCAGTATCAAAATCAGGCTGAGAATCGAACCCCCAATCAGCAGACTGTTCCCTTTGTGGTCTCGTTACTCCTTCTAACTGCCTAATACCTTCCATGCGCTCAATACCAGTGTCTTGGAAAGATTGTTCAATTTGACCACGAGTTAAAGAGCCAAGGCCTTTTTGGATTGAGTCAAACATTGGCGATACATTATGATATTGATTATCAGGCACCGTCTCATAGTCAGAAAGATAGTCAAATACTTCTTCCATTTCTTTAGGTTTGTACTTAGGGTTGGACCTACCATCCATGCCAGTTGGTAAATTCCCCATCTGCATAGTGTCTGCATAATAATCATTCCAATTATCATGTTGCAAAGGCTTCCACTCAATTGGCGAAATAAGGTTCTTAATCAATATGTCGTGAATCTTTTGATCGTCAAGCTGTCCTAAGTTCTGCTCAATCTCTAAGAATACATCTGCATCATAAGCACCATCCCAAGGAATGTTCGCATTTATGGCTATTAGTTCTGCCATACTGAGAACCTCATCCATGCGAGCGTTATTAGGATCGCTTTCATTGTATTGTGGCCAATCACCTGAAGGTCTTTGGTCTTGTTTAAGCATGTTAATCACTGATTCAGGCATACCGCCTTCATCCTGAACAGGATAACCATCAAGTAACTGCTCTGTTGTTACGTTGTACTTATTTTTCAAAGCATACAAGTCACCCATATTCTGAACCGTAGATAACTCAGTCAGCATATTCCTTTCATTAGCACCATTATCAAAAGCACTCATTGCATCAAAACCCATTTTTATTTCTCCTTATTCTTTAAACACTCACACACACAAGGTTGAGCTTGTGGCATCATCATTTGTTGACCCATTCTCATAGGCATATTCATAAACTCATTAAAAAACGCATAACTCGCGGTTGTAATTGTTATCCCAATTGTTAAATACAACACAGTAAATTTATTCATTCTTATATTTCTCCTTCGCTTTAACGTAACCGCGTTTATTTGCTACCCAAGGCGCTACAATTAGCGATATAAGTAAGAATGCTATAAAGCCAACTACTGACCAAACTATGCCCTTTTCAAGCACGTATGCGACAGCTTGCTCTTTTGTCTTAATATCAGCTACATTTGCTTCTGCTGGGATAATCTCATCGTAAGCCATTGATGTTGCTAGGTTAGCTATTGCAGGCATTGGCCCTGCTACAACATAAGCAATACCAGTCGTAACACCTGTCTTGCCAATATTCCTTAACTTCAAGCTTTCACACCCCCCTAAAAAGGTTACTATTACTAAAATTATTAACAATCTAACTCTCATGCAATAAAAAAGTTAATTGGTAATACCCAAGGATCAGGCAAGTAAGCAAGCCATCTACCATCAATAAGCTCGACCCAAAACACTACTTACACTTGCCTATCTTTCTACAAATCCACATCAACCAGTTTGTTATTGTCTTGCTGGTAAAGCGACCATTCTTTTCTCTTGGCTGTTTCATTGTTCTAACGTCTTTCTTTTTCTTTCTTCCATAAGCCACTCAAGGTATTCATCATCGTCATACATTGGTGTAATTCCCTGTGATCTGTCGTTATGTATGTAGGTCTTTGGCTTCTTCATTAACTCATCTAAACCAAAACCTTTACTTTGTGCTTCCTCTAACGCTTTAACAATCCATTGAAGTGCTTCCATCAGTCTCTATCTCCTAGTTGTCTCATCTTCTCTCTCTAATAATTGTGTAAATCTCACTAAGCATTGTTTTAATTTCTGCCATATCGGATTTATAGTCAGCCTTCAAAACATATTCTTTAGGCATCATCGTCTGACATGTGTTCACCTTTTCTTCAAACGCCCTTTGGTCTTTAATAATATTGCGTATCACTGACACAAGAATTGGCACTAATATGGTCATCAAGCCAACAGATATGTTGACCAATATATTTATAAAATCCATTA